TTTGGAAGAGATCCGTAGGCTGTGGCAGATCCAGAAGCGGTTTTATTTCTCAGGCGGGGTATTTTACTGGTGTACGAACCCGGAGCAGAAGCAGACCTATCTGTTTGAGTACGGATCCAATATTATCCGCCTGGAGCGGAGCATGGGATCATGGGAACTGGAAACGGTATCCATGCCGTTTATCCATCATTCCCAGACGATCAAGGTCATACATCCCGCGTATACAGGCAGTGCCCTGGTAAAAAAGGTTTTATTTAAGACAAATGATGCCGGTTTTATCCGGACATATATCACGTTTGATTGAACAGTAAGGAGGCAGCCGGATGGGAGGAATGCTGGAGAACATGATCCGCGGGGTCATGGAGAGGAAGATCGGCGAGGAATACCCGCAGGCACAGCTCCCGCCCGTCATGCTGGCACAGGTCAGTGCCGTTTCTGAGTCAGGAAACATAAAAGAGGAGCACAGGCAGGTGCAGGTGGAGCTGGAGGACGGGCCGAGGACTGTAGAGACAGTGATACGGAAAAAAGGTTATGTGTATTCCCTCCGCATCATCGGCAGGGACGGGGAGCCGGACAGCCGGTATCCCGTGATCCCAGGAGTACGGTCACTGATACAGGCGGATCCGGGCGATACAGTGGCGGTTGCTATGCTTTACGGGGCATTGGACCCTTACATCATAGGAGAGGTGATTTGATGGCAGGACTGCATGATACAGACATCCGCCTGTCAGAGGACTGGCAGCTCACTGCATCCAGTACAGGGGATGTCCCCCTGTGCAGTGCCAGGGACTGTTTCTTGCAGGATATCCGGCTGGAGGCAGTCACGACACCGGGAGAGGTATTCTATAATCCGTCCTGGGGCTGGGGATTACAGGAGTACCTGCATAGGGAATATGACAGCATGGCCCAGCTGGAGATCAGCCAGAGGATCCGGAGCAAACTGTCAGAACGTCCGGAAGTGGACAGCCCTACAATCGAGGTACAGATGGAGTTTACAGGGGACCGGATAAGGATCGATATTTATTTCCGGTTTGTGGAGGAGAGCGGGCAGGAGCACCTGCAGGTATCCATTGACCGGGTGCGCGTGGAGGTGGTTGACATTGCTGAATGAAAAAATTTTGGACGAAGTGCTTCCCGTGCCGGAGCTGGCTGAACTGAAGGATCAGACCGTGGAGCAGTTAAAAGAGGAGGGCTTTGCAGTCACCAACTTTTCTGCCGGAGGAGTCTTTTACCACCTTATGCTGATCGCCCTGCAGGTACGCATTGAGCTGGTCCAGCTTCTGCGCATGGTCCTTGGAAATATGTTTGTGTACTCTGCGTCTGATGTGTGGCTGGAGCTTAAGGCAGCAGATTTTTCCAAGCGGCGCAAAGCCGCAGTTAAGACTCAGGGCAAGGTGACCGTCAGCCGGACAAGCCCGGATAAACAGGGCAGTGCTGCCATCGGTGAGGCAGTCAAGATCGCAAAAGGGTATATCTTTAAGACAGCCAAGGATCTTAATGGTGAGGAACTGCGTTTTTTCGTAACAGAAACGACCATCCTGCAAAAAGATACGGACAGCGTGGAGGTGCCGGTTGAGGCAGAGCAGCCGGGGGCAAAGTACAATGTGGGTCCGGGGCAGATCAACAAGTGCCTGATCTATTTAGACGGAGTACAGGGGATCACAAACAGATCCGGCTGGATCACAAAAGAAGGGGCGGATAAAGAGGACCTTGAGAGCCTGCGGTCCAGGGTACTGGGAGCATGGTCCGAACTGTCTACCCTTCCGACCCGTGATAAGTACAAAAATGTCTGTGAGGCGGTGCCGGGTGTCCTGGCAGTAACGGTACATGACCAGCATCCCAGAGGACAGGGAACCGTGGACATCGTGGTTACCAGTACAGCGGGACAGGCTACGGAGGGGCTTCTGGATGCTGTACGCAAGGCAGTGGATACCATAAAAGGGCCCTATGATAATGTACTTGTCAAAAGCTCAGAAACCGTGGAGCAGGATATCTCTGTTACCGTTACGGTTCCTTCCGGGCTGGATACCACAGGATTAAAAGAAATCGCGGAGGCAGGGATCATGCAATATATGCAGATCGGAAAGCAGCGGGTACTGTATGAACTGTATACATTCGACCTTGCCTGTGCAGTCAGGGATGCGATCAAGGGGACGTACCAATACAAAAATATCCGGGTGACGGTTCCTGATAAGGATGTGATCCTGGACAATGACAAGGTGATCACACTGGGAACCTGTACAGTGATGATCGAACAGGGGTAAGGAGGCAGAATGTTTGACAACTATGCGGATTATATGTACAGCCTGCTGACAGCCCCTTTGAAGCAGGTAAAAAAGGCATCGAACCAGTTTTATCTTTTCTTTAAAGTGGTTGGTGCCCTGTATGACCAGACAGTCCAGGATATCCAGAGAGTCCGGGAAGAGAGCATGGTGGCAACGGCCAGCGAGATCATGCTTACAGAGCACGGGCGGGATCGGAATATGCCCCGTCTGGAGAATGAGTCTGTGGAAGATTACAGGATCCGTCTGGCGATGAAAGGGATCCTGGCAGAACAGGCAGGAACCAAGGCAAGCATCGAATTATGCCTGAAAGCGTTCAGCGCTGCGGGAGAAGTGATCCCATATCATACCATCGATCCTGAAAGATGGGCTGAGTTCCTGGTCCGGATCCGGCTGGATATGGACCACAGCTACATCCCTGTGGAGCGTATGAGGGAACAGGTCCGGGAGGTCAAGCCTGCCAGTGCCAGGGACAACTATCAATTTATCATGCAGGCAACAGGCGGAGGCCATGTGGATTACCGTGTCCTGATCCATATGGCGATCAAGGGATATTCCTGGAAAAACCAGAACCCCCTACTTTTAAACGGCCTCTGGCTGCTGGATGGAAGCATGGAATTAAACGGATACAATGACCAGAAAGAAATGCAGGATTACGGTATCCGGATCCGCATGGGGATCACCGGCAGGGTACGGCTGGCCGGAGCTGGCACGATGGACTGCCAAAATACACTGGATGGAGAATGGCTCTTAGATGGCAGCCGGAACTTAGACGGCGGTATTTACTATAAGGAGGCAACGGATCATGTCAAAGCTGATCACAACTAAGATCGGGCTTAAGAAGCTGTGCAAGGCACACGCCGGGGCGATCACCCTCCCGCCTATCACAAAGATGGTATGGGGGTCTGGCGGGCTGGATGAGGGAGGAGATCCCAAGAATGTAACGGGCGATGAGACAGGGCTGTCGGCCCTGCTCCTGGAAAAAGAAATAGATGGATATGATTTTGTCAATGAGTCAGAAACCTCCTGCTGTTACCATGCAACGATACAGGAGGAGGAACTGGTAGGAGAGGCGATCTCGGAGGTGGGGCTTGTGGATTCTGAGGGCGATCTGGTGCGTTACAAGACCATGCCCGCTTTTATCAAGCCGGATGATGTGGCATTACAGTATGATCTGACGGAAGTTTTTGAGGAGGAATAAAAAGTGGCAAATTGCGAGATCAATGGCAAGTTTACCGACCAGATCCCCAAATGGGACCGTAAGACAAGAGCAGACGGCAATGAGATGGGTGGAGTAATTGAGCTGCTTGTCAACAATGATGTCAACTTAAAGAAACGGGCGGAGCTGATGGCAGGGGAGCGGCAGGCAGCCTTCAGCGCAGCAGGCTGGGGAGACGGCCCGCCATATACCCAGACTGTACAGGTGGAAGGGATGAAGGATACAGATAAGCCCATTCCGATGTTTGTGGATGACGGTACAGATGAAAAGGACAGCAAGGGACGGAAAAAGGCTTATGGCTGTATCTCCCATTTTGACAGTGCGGAAGGATCTGTAACAGCAACGTGCCGGTTTAAAAAGCCGACAGCCGATTGTACGGTTAATTTTAAGGGGGTATAGGGATGGCAAGATTTTATCCAGTAGGAGGCTCTGGTGGGGTTTCAGGGAGTGATGACTGTACCGGAACAGCCGCAGAACTGCTGAAAGGCTACACGGGAATACTGAAAGGATCAGATGATGAACCGGTTCAAGGCAGCCTGGAACTGACAGGGAACGCCCAGGCAGCCCATGTGCTGAATGGAGAGACGTTTTATACGAACAATGCCAAAAGCAAACAGACTGGCACCATGCCCAACCGTGGCGATTACAACGGCTGGGGCAACAGCAAGGGCAATGATGCAGGCAATCAGCGGATGTGGGTCAAGGTTCCTAGCGGATATTACAACGAGAACGCCAATGTGTTCCTGTCATGGGAGGATATCCGCAACATGGCGGGGATTACGCCGGAGAAGATCAAAAAAAACGAGCCGATAATGGGTATTATCGGAAGTTGGGAAGGATATGTTCCTCTCGCAACTGATATATATTATAACGGTGCAAATCCGTATGGTTTGGCTCCAGTATCTAGTGTTACACTTGAAAATACATATATAAGTTGTGGAATGCCATATCCTGGACAGGCCGAGCTCTCCTTAAACCACTCGTTTAATTTTTCCAATTATAATAGAGCGGTAATGGAGTTAACATATCTTGGACCTGTTACCGGAGGGGCAATAAGATTCAAAATTTATGGAACAACATCTGGAGGAGTCAATAAAGTATATACCGGTTCAATAAGCAATCCACCTCTGAATCAAAAAATCAGTATTGCTGTTGATTTGCCAGACAAAACAATATTCAATGTCAAAACTCTCGTTCTCGATCATTCGATGACGTCTGGAGGTAAATCTGCAAAAATACACAGGATTCGCTTTGAATAATTAAGCCAACCTGATGCGGGTAATCCATTGTTCTGCTTTGGCACTAGAGATGGTCACAGATCCTCCTGAGTTAATTGTCGATACTTGCGTAATGTCAAATTCCATACTGTATAAAGGTCCCTTTGCAGATGGAAAGTGTACAGCCTCCGGAATTGCTTGTGTATACAAAGTTGCATACGTTGGCTTAGTGGTATCACTAGAATCGATAAATAAGAAGCGTCCCTCCAATATAAGCTTTGAATAGCTTCTCACATCGATGGCTCGACCGAAAGTGAAGGCTCTAACAGCACCAAATTGAGTTTTATAAGCATAATGAATTCTGGTATTCTCAAAATTCCATCCTGTAGCTGGATCAACCGTCAAACTCCCACTATTCACGCCATTGTAATATAGATCCTGAGGGTTCGGAACCCACCCCTCAAAACTTCCGATAATACCCATTATCACAAGTACAATGCGAAAGGAGATGATTCAAATGATTACATAATCAATTAACAAAACCAGAGCAACTACTAGTATATCTAATTATGGAGGACAAAATTATGGCAAACGCAACAAACAAACATCAGGACAAAAGAACAGCAGAGCAGAGACGCAACGATACAGCCCAAAAGGCAAGACCCAAGGGCGCGCAGGATAATGCCTATGTTACCACTGGCCCAGCGACCGGTAAGGAAGACGAGAGAGCGGTAGGCACAAAAGATAAGTAATCTGTGCGACATCGCAACACAGACAGGCTCTGGGACAATCCTAGAGCCCTTTTTGTTGGAGGTAAGAGGTAATATGATTACAGCAGTATTTACAGATGGTGATGATTGCGTCTGGGCTTACGGCCTATGGCAATGGGATTATGGCCAGCAGCTCCGGATTGAGGGACTACACCTTCCGACAGTGGTGGAGATCCATTTTTCGTTACAGGAAGCAGGCGGAGAGGCCGACCC